AAGCCGGTGAAGATCAGGCTGAACTGGCGCTCCAGTTCGCCGCTCGCCTCGGAATATTGCGTGCTGTAGCGGGTGCTGGTGGTGATCCCGAGGAACTTCTTCTTTTTCTGAACATCGGTGAAGTACTGGCCCTCGAAGCCACCAGCCATGATGCCGCCCAGCGACTGGGCGCCGCCATAAATGCCCTGGCCGACGACGCTGGTCTTGGTGCCGAACAGCGAACCGATCAGCTTGCCGATCGCGCCAACTACGCCGCCCAGAATGCCGCCGATCACCGGGATCTTGTCGAGAACCGAGCCGACCTTCTGCATGGCGCCGCCCAGAATGGCGGTGACGCCAGTCGGCTTGAACCCGGTCTGCACGCCGGCAGCGAGGTCCTCGGCGCCATTGGTGCGGATGATGAGGGTGGTGAGCCCGCCGATGTTGGCCTCAATGCTGCGCAGGGACGCCAGCATGGCCGCCGAGTAGCGCATGGTCAGCGTGTCGACCTCGCGCAGGTGGTCAATGGCCCTGGCGATGCTCTCGGACTTGGCTTCCGCGTCGCCGAACACCGTGCCAGTGCCCTCGTTGGCGGCTTCGGGTTTGGCTCCACCGCCGCCAAAGGCCCCGCCGATCGCGACACCAAGCGAAGCGATGACCCCGGCCGTGACTGCCCCTGCTGCAATGTTGAGCGGGAATGGCAGCGAACGGATGGCATTCACCACGGCCTCGACCGCCTTGATGCCGGTGGTGATGATCGAGTTGCCCTGTTCAACCGCGGCCCGCGCGGTATCGGACGCGGCCATGGTGGTGTCCGACGCGACCTTGGCCACCGTCACACCGCCGATAAGCCCGATTTTCACCGCAGCATTCTTGATCGCGACCGCCAGTTCATAGGCGCGGAACGCCTTCTCGGCGGCTTCCATGGCCTGGAACCCCTTGGACCCGACCTTGAAGAAGCCCTTCGCCGCGCTGGCGAGGTTGCCGTAGTGATTGATCTCGGCGGCTGCCTGCGCGGTGCGGGCTGCTGCATACTGGAACGAAGCCCGGCCGTATTCCCGCTCAGCCTCGGCAATGCGCCGGGTGGCCGCTTCCTGGTCGGCGGCATAGCGGGCAAACTCGGCCGCCACCGCGCCGATCGCGCCGCCGACACTGCCGAAGGCTTCGGCCATGCCTTGTGCCGCGGTCTGGGTCTGGTCGGCCATTTCCTGGAGCGTATCGAGATACTGCTCCTGCTCCTTGAGGCCAAAATCATGCTCGATCAGCTGGGTGCGCGCCGCACGATAGCGTTCCCACGCCTGGACACCGCGCTCGAGCACGATCTGCTCGCGTTCGGCCTCGAGGTTGGCCAGCGCCTGCGCGCGGGCGGACTGGCCCAGCAGCGAAATCTGCAGTTCGAGCGGTGCAACGGTCTGGCGCAGGAACTCCGAGGTGGCGAAGGCGCGGGTCGCCTGTTCCCAGGCTTCGCCCGCTTCGAGAATGGCGATGCGTGCGGCGTCGGTCGGGGCCTTCAAAGCCGCCATCGCGACTTCCATCCGCTTGATCTCGATCGGGGTCTTGCCGATCTTGGCGGTTTCCAGCGCAAGGTTGGCGGCAAAGTCCTGCGCTGCCTGCAGGGCGCGCTCGGCTTCGCTCTCCTCGCGGCTGTTCCGGCCGGAACCAGCGCGGCCCGCCCGGTCCGAACGATCAGCCCGGATTCCAGCGGCATCAGCAGCAAGCCGATCGCGGGCGGCCTGCAGGGTGTTCTCGCGCCACTGGGCCGAGAACGCATCCATCATGGTCATGGCATCGCCGAAGGCCGAGGTGAACTCGCCCCGCACCGTCGCGCCCATGCGAGCGGTCGATCCGGCAAAGCTGTTTTCCATGCGCGGCAGGGCAACCGTTTCGATCCGGCCGATGGTGGCGAGACCGACCCGGTCGAGCACCGGGTTGACCCAGCTTGCCAGCCAGTTGAGCGCGGCGATGGCCTTGTTGGCGAGATATTCGATGCCGCTGATGGCCAGGTTGGCAGCACCGACAGCAGCTTCGCCGATCACGCCGGGCAGCGCCTGCCAGACAGTGCGGATCGCACTGAACCCGCCGACCCAGCCAGCATAGATCACCGCGATGCTGATCTTGCCGACCTCGAGCACCTTCTGGAACGCCCAGACCGCCCAGTCCTTGAGACTGGAGAACACCGGGCCGAGGTTCAGCCCCTCACTGATCGTGCGCCACAGCCCGCGCATGACGTCGCCGGCCGTGATCCCGACCGGCCCCAGCTTTTCCATCTCCTTGGCGGTGAGGCCGAGGCTCTGGGCATAACGGTCGAGTTCGCCCGACTGCTTGACGCTGGACTGGAACAGCTTGAATGCGCCGAACGCGATCCCGGCTGCTGCGGCCGCAGCCAGCAGATAGGGGTTGGTGAGCGCGGCAGCCGCTGCACTGGCGGCCAGTCCCAACACCGCCCGGGCCATGCCGCCGATGCCGACCCCGGCCTGCATTGCGATCTGCCCGATCTGCGAGCCCTGCTGCATGAACACGGTCATCGGCTTCTGGCCTGAGGCGAGGCTGACCACCACGTCATTCAGCTGGTAGACGAGGTTCTGCATCTGGTGACCCGCAAGCTTTGCCGAACCGCCCATCCGGGTGATGCCGCGCGTGCCGACGGCCTCAATGGCCCGGTCCGCGCGCCCGGCGGTCGCCGCGATGTCGCCCATGGCGCCGCCAACCGCACGCTTCATGTCGGCCATCTCCTTCTGGTAGGCGCGCAACATTGGTGATCATCTCGATTTCGAGCGTGCCGGCTTTCATCGGTTCACTCCTTCGAGATGATCAGCGCCCGGAAGGCCTGACTGACTTTGCGGGATACCGTGGGGCGATTGGTGCCGTCGGTGATGTCGGTCCAGGGCGGTGGGCAATCGGGCTCGCGGGCCCGCTGGCCCTCGGCGACGAAATCCACCGAGAGCCTGCGGATCAACCGACAAGCCCATGGTGAAAGCTCAATCCCGATACAGCGCTGCCAGTGATCGATCGTGGACCACGACACCGGCACCGCTCCCATAGCACCAGCCTCGGATGGGCCAATTTCCATGAGGGTGTCGATGATCCATGGGCACCGGATTACCGGCATGTCAGGAACTATGCCGTCCGCGGTCATTCGCTGCAGGCGGGTCAGTGGCTCCGCGTCCGGTTCGCCCTTGAGACGCTTGGGCGTTGTCGGCGCAGTGCCGAGCCAGGCCAGTTGTCGGACGTAGAGGCTCAGCTCGCGGCCGAGCTCGTCGTAAAATTTGCCCAGTCATTGATGTGGGCGACAACCTGGGCGGCGATGAAGCCGATCGAGGGATCCTCGTAGGCCTTGCGGAACAGCGCGGCGCCTTCCAGCCCTTCGGCTGGCGGATAGGTGAAGCCGTTGAAGCTGACCGTGCAAGCGGCGAGGAATTCGGCCTGTTCGGCGAGCTTTTCCTCAGCCGACTGGTCCATCTTTCCGCGCTTCTTGATCTTGTCCATCAGCTGGTTCTGCTGGCGAGCCTGCGCACGCTGATAGACCTTCGAACCAGGGCCATAGACGGTGATCGAGAGGCGTTTGCCCTTGTCGTCATAAAGCGGGGCATCGTCGCCGCCGACCAGTTCTACGATGGAAGTATCAGCGGCAGACAGAGTGGTGATGTCGAACATGAAAATCTCCGGTTATGGCGGGGTGAATTACGGGGCGAGCACTTCAACCACGCCGACACCGGCAGCGTTGGTGGTCAGTTCCAGCGTCACGGTCGCGGTGGTGATCTGGTCGACCGAGCCGACGTTGACCTTGAAGCTCATGACCTGCGCCTGGAAATAGTACTTGTCGCCGTTCTGGGTCGTGACGAGGAAGCTGTAATCGTTGTCCGAGGCCGANGCGGCCTTGAGCAGGATCTGGCCNGCATCGTCGGTATCGAGACCAAGCTGGATGGTCATCGTGCCCTGATTGAAGCTGCCCTTCTTCTTGACCACGCCGCGGCTGCCGACGGGATTGAAGGTGACAAGGTTGTATTCCCGGCCNAACTCGCCGAGGTCCGANACCTCGCCGACCAGCGTCATGGTCAGNGCGTTGTAGCCGGTGGGATCGAAGGTCGCNGGAATGGCNGCCGACACCTTCAACGTGGTGCCGGCGGAAGTCCGAACGGTCATGGCAGTGGTTCCTTATCGAAGGTGAGGCCTCANCGCGCCTCGTTGAATGAGACGCGGAAATCCTGCGTCTGCATGTGGATGCCGGTCTCCTCGTCGAGGAAATCAGGCCCGGCGGAGTCG